TGTTGACAAACGGAGGAAATCCTGTAATAATATTCCGAATGTTAACGCAATTAAAAGACGGCTTCAAGCAATGGCTCATCAAATCTTTTGTATCTCCAACCTACAGCGAATTAATTAACCAGGAGAGCCAGTCAGTCCTGCCTAAACCATCAAACGGAAACTATGGGCGTTATCTTGAGGCATACGGAGATGTCGGCTGGGTGTATAACTGCGTCCGGCGCATAACCCAGGATATCGCTGCCTCACCTATCGGCCTGTTCGGTAAAGACGATAAAATAATTTACGACCATCCAGTCCTTGAATTGCTAAACCGAGTCAACGCACGCATGACGTTCTATGATCTGCTTGAATGGACGCAAGCCGGTCTGGAATTGACCGGCAACGCTTACTGGCTATTGGACAATGTGAACTCGAAAGGAATCCCACAGAACATATGGCCGCTCATCCCTTCCTATGTCGAGATAATAAAATCAAACAATCCCTCTGAGTTTATTAAGGGATATATTTATCGGGTAAACGGCGCAGAGATTCGCTACAGCGCTGAACAGATAATCCATTTCAAGACCTTCAATCCAACAGACTATTTCTACGGCCTCGCTACTCTCGCCGCCGCACGCATGGGCGTAAACACATACGAGGCCGGCAGCAAGTGGAACCTTAGTTTCTTAAAGAACTCGGCGCGTCCTGATATCGCCATTGTAACACCGCACTCCCTGCAACCCGAGCAGCGCGAACGGATGCGTGCGAACTGGAATCAGCAATACAGAGGTGAAGGTAAAGCGCATGGCGTGGCTTTCCTTGAGCGCGGCGCCAAGCCGGAACTGATCGGGGTGAGTCAGAAGGACATGGATTTTATCAACCTCACCAAGATGTCACGCGAGGATATGTGTTCTACGTTCGGCGTGCCGCCGGCGCTTGTCGGCCTATTTGAATACAGCAACTATGCCAACGCCGAAGAGCAGGAGAAGATTTACTGGCGGTCTACGATTATTCCGAAAGCCAAGAAGCTAACCCATGTACTCAATGAGTTCCTGCTCCCTTTATTCGACCCGTCCGGCAAGATGTATTTCGGCGTTATCGAGTCCGAGATACGCGCACTCCGCGCCGATGAGGATAAACGCTCGCAGTATGTCACCCGCTATCTCGCGACGGGCATACCGATGGACAGTCTTATCGACGCTTACGATTTACCGTTCCCGAAAATTAAAGGCGTGACCAATATATCCTATTTACCTATTTCACTTATCCCGGCCGGTGAGATGTCCACAGAAGTAGACGAGGATTCTCTGTCTATGAGCAAAAGAATGGAGAAGGAGTTCGACGAAGCGGCCAAGGCACGCACCACGCCAACCCGCGGCCAGCTCCGCGCCAAGCATCACCGCTTCATGCTCCTGGCCGCTAACCTGGGCAAGCCATTGCAGAGAGTCATGCGCCGCTACTTTGATTCACAGAAGGACATTATCCTCGGCGCCATCGCGCAATACCAGGGCCAGCGTCCGGGAATGCAGGATCTAGGAATATCGGCCAGGGATATGAACGCCACACTCGAGAAGGTAATGACTCCCTCAATCCGTAAATCAATTTACGAGGGCCGTGATTCAGAGAACATGATGCTCAAGGAATTTACCGGCAAGGACACGCCGAACGTTGGTGATAAGGCTGTAAGCAGAATAGAGGACTGGATCAAGCTCAAAGCCTTTACCTGGACCGAAGATATTAACGCCGCCACGCTTAAGCGCCTGCAGAAAGTTCTTGACCAGGCCATAAGCGAAGGCGAAGGCATCGACGAAATAGCAAAGCGCGTGGCCGAGGTGTTCGATACCGAGCGCGATTACCGGACTCTCCGCATAGCGCAGACCGAGGTAATAGCCAGCCTCAATCAAGGCGCTATCGAAGCATACATAGACAACGAGATGGTCGAGCGCAAGGGCTGGCTGCCGGCCTATGACGAAGTAACCCGCGAGAGCCACGCGGCCGCAGGGCATACATACGGCGTGCGCGGGGCTATTCCCATTGAAGAGGATTTTGTTTTATCGAGCGGCGGTTCCGGGCCCGGTCCCGGAAGCATGGGCAATCCCGGCGACGACATAAACTGCCGTTGCACAATATTCCCGGTGACTAAAAAGAGATGATAATCAAATTAACCGAGCAGCAGAAGAAATTTATAATCGACGCCATTGAGTCGAACAAGGTGATGGCGTTCTATGATGACAACTGGAAATATCCGGACGACGACTCTCCCGGCTACATTGAATTTATAAACCGCGTGCGCGGCGGCAGTCAAAAGACAATCCCACTCCTTGATATGCTTTTCAACGTCGAACGCGCAAGCGGTTATATTTTGAAGATTAAATCGGAGGCCATTAAATGAAACCCAAGCCAGTAAAGAAAACAAAAACGCCGTTGCCAGTGGACAACAAGGACATAAAGATTCTCGGCACGAAAGAGAATCCGGTCACTAAAGTTTTCGACATAGCCGATTGCAAGGTAACGGAAGAGGACGGCGTGGTTGTAGTCCGCGGCTATGGCAATACCAAAGGACACCCGGATAGATACGGCGATATCCCGACCGTGTTTCCGTCAATCCGTAATTACGTCTATGAGCTCGGCGAGTTCCTTAAGAACCCGGTCATGCTCCTTGACCATTCAAATCAGGTCAGCCATATTGCCGGAAGTTTCCCGGAGATAGTAGAGGATGAAATCGGACTCCGCATCAAAGCGGTGTTTTCCAAATCTATCCTTCCAGAAATAGTTCACGCTCGCACCGTGTTCATGGAAGGGCACGCCCGAGCGTTCTCCATAGCCGGCCGCTGGCATTACGAGGATCCCGCCAACAAGATGCACCTGACGTATGCGGAGATCTACCATATTTCGCCTGTAGGAGTTGGCGCCGACCCGGACGCGCTCGGTGATGCGACGCTTGAAACACCCGAGCCCGACAAAGACGCACCCGCGCAGCCTGAGCCAGAAGCGGTGGTAGTAGAACCGACACCGGAGAAACCGAAGATTGACGCTGAAGAGCTGCGATCTAAGTTGAACGAATTGGTCTCCGCAGTAGGCGGTGAAGCAGTGAAAGAGCAGTTGAACAAAAGTATCCTCGAGCTTAAAACACTCCTGGAACTTAAATCACAGTAGGAGGAATAACACAATGGAACAAGCGATACTCGCGGAGATACAGGCTTTAACGGCTGACCTTCGCAAAAAGATGGATGCACCCCAGGACTTCATCAAGAAGGCAGAAGTGGAACTGATGGTCAAGGACATGGTTGCAAAGATGCACCCGAAAACGGAGTCGCAGTTCAAACTCCCGTCCGACACCCTTGAAGGCGTACTCGAGCGCTTCGATGCGTTCAAGAGCCGCCCCGAGGCGTATCAGAAGGCACAGCCCTGGACCAGCGAATACGGCAAGAAGTTCAAGGACATTGCCGGATTCATACAGGCCGCGAAGGTCAAATCTTCGTTGCTTGAAGATGCCAAGACTCTCATGTCCGAAGGCGACAACGCGCAAGGCGGTTACCTTGTGCCGACCGAGTTCAATGCCGAGGTAATCAAACTCGCGCAGAACATGAGCATCGGCCGCAGAGTTGCCCGGCTGTTCCCGATGTCGACCTGGAAGCGCACCTTCCCGACCCAGCTCACGAACGTGTCAATAGTGTGGGTGACCGAGGGAAGCGCCAAGACCGTGACCAAGCCGACCTTCGGCCAGCTCACGCAGCAATGCAAGGTCATGGCCGCTGTCATCATGGCGACCGACGAGCTGCTTCGCGACTCCGCGATCAACCTGCAGACCTTCCTTGCCGAGCTCATCGCCGAAGCGATGGCACTCGAAGAGGACCGGATACTGTTCATGGGGAACACCGGCGCCGGCGACCCGTTCATGGGCGTGCGCTACGCGGTGGGCGTTGTCGCCAATACAATGGCAGGAGCTTCGCTGGTCTTTGACGACATCATCGACCTGGAGTTCTCCGTGGCCGAGCAGTACCAGCGTAACGGCATTTACGTGCTACCCCGCGCCGCGCTCGCGCTTGTCATGAAGTTAAAAGACCTGGCAGGCAATTACATCTGGACCCGCCCCGTGGAAGGCGCTCCCGGCCTCATCAACGGCAAGCCGTATGAGGTGTCGGACCAGATAACGATTGTCGGTGGAAAGTACCCGATTGAGTTCGGGCCTTTCAAACGGCACGCGTACATCTCACCCCGGACCGGGATGCAGATAAAGGTCTCACAGGACGCTTACGACGCCGGCACCGGCGAGAACGCGTTCATGAACGACCAGACCTGGCTGCGCTTCACGCAGGCCGAATCAATCGACATCGCCATTCCGGCGGCGTTCGGTTATCTTGACGTGATATAAAATCACGAAAGGGAGGACAGTAAATGATCGTAAAAATACAGATAGTTAAACTCGACGGTTATGTCCCCGGCGTCAAGACGACAATGGACGACAAACAGGCCGAGGTTTTAGCTAAAGCCGGCAAGGTGAAGATTCTGGGAACGGAATCCAGCAAACTTGCCCCTGAAGGTTCAGACAAAAAACTGGGAGGGAAAGATGGAAAAAATAAATAAGGGGATATCTATCCCCATGATGATACTGCTGGTCGTGGGAATGTGCATGGCGCTCTCCGGGCCCGTATTCTCGCAGACCACGTATCCGTTCACGGTAGACGCGACAACCTACCCGGTAACTGAAACGGCCTTCACGGCTGCTCAGATAGCCAACAACGCAGCCATAGAGCAGATATGGATATCTGCCTCGAGTACCGACACGGCTCAGACCGTGAGTATCTATGAATACTGCGACTCGACCACAACGGTCACGCTGGTTTGGCGCGGTTACATACCGATGGGAGCATCGGTGAATCCCGCGTTTAACCTGCAGTACCCGTTGGCGCCCGCTAAATTCTACTTGACGAATGCATGCTTCAGGAAATCGTCAACGGCGAATAGCGTGCAGTTCAACGTGTCGTATCAGTAGACAGCGGTCTACTTAATAACTACCCTCCGGCGTTAATAGCGCCGGGGGGATAGTTTAAAGGTGAAACAATGGCTGTTGCAGCGGCGGCAAACGCATTAACCACGGTCGCGGATGTTAAATACACCTGGGGCCGAAAACAAACAGACACCGGAGACGATGACCGGATCCAGACGCTCATTAACAATATCAGCGGCCGGATAGAGAGCTGGTGCGGTCGTAAATTTAAAGAAGCCACATACACCGACGAGTATTACAATTCTCCTTGCGGTTATTATCTTTTCCTGAAACAATATCCGGTAACAGACACCCCGGTAGTTAAGCTTGATGGCGTCATCGTTTCGTCAGACAATTACGAATTTTATCCGGAAGAGGGAATGCTCCGCGGCGTATGGGTTCCAGGCAAAAGGAATTACACCGTAACTTATAAAGCGGGTTATGCGACAATCCCTGGCGGGCTAGCTGAGATCTGTATCGAGTGGGTAATAATCCTGCTTGAGGGCCGAATGAAAGACGCTAAAGTCGACCATTCCGAGGTTACTTACGAACCGCAAAGCCTGATCACCGGGCTTGCTCCATTTAAGAGGATGGATTTTTAAATGCTTAAGTTAAAAGTGAGCATGGTGGATTCCGACAAGGTGCTGAAAGCCTTAAAGAAACTGGACGCAGATATCCAGGTGGCCACATCTAAATTTATGAAGGTAGAAGGCGCCGACATGGAGCGCGAGATAAAACAGTCCATGAAGGCCGGCGGTCGGCAGGGCCGCATCGGAGTGAGAAGTGGCAAGGTGACAACGCACAGCAAGCCTGGCGAGCCGCCCTACGTGCAGTCAGGCCGCCTGCGCGGTTCGATAGGGTATCTTTTCCAAATGGCGAAGAACGCTTTGTTTGTAGATATAGGCGCTATTCGCG